GTCTTGAGTCCTGTGTCTCCTTCAATATGAAGTACCGTTACTTTTATTGTCTTTACTCCAGGAACTTGGTTTAAAGCAAACTCAATATCTTGAGGATAGATGGTGTCTTGGAAGTCCATTCCGTTGTACCCAAAAGAGGTTAGTAGAGCCTGCTTTACTGCAAGTTCAACCTCTGCGGTTGTGTACTGATCTAGTTTTGCATACTGCAAAGTTATAATAAGGTCCACATAAGTAGGTGGCTGTATTGTTACGGTTGTTCCAAGCAAGATCTTGTCTTCTAAGTAAGTCTCAATGTCTGCTTTTAAACGATCATACTCAAGAGTTGGATCTCCTACATCATCTAATCCAGGCGCTAAATCTGAATCAGTACTGCTTCTACTTGGTGCGATATAGATAGTTACAGAGGTCCAAGTTTCTGCAGAAGCGTTTGCTTTACCAACACCACTAACAGAAATTGATAGATCTGCATAGTCTTGAAGTGTTACTGCACGATTTGCTGCTCTTAAAGATGCAGGAGCAGAGACACGGATTTGATTTGTAGTTTCAGGATCTGATCCACCGATGGCGGGGTCTGCATTTGTTACAGTAACAATGGATTGTAGAGCCGTAGTTTGGTTAGTTGATAGTCCAGGAACGTAAACAATATCTACTAAGGTATCGCTTGGAACGTTCCCAATTAACCCACCACCAACCATGTAGTTAGCACGGATCTCTGAATGTATTGTTGGAATAACGCCTGAAACACCATCTCCAAAAGTAATATAGACACTGTTGTTAGCATCTGTATTCACTTGATATACCAAATCAGTAGGCCCATTATCTAGAAGGTGTTGAACTTGTGTCCACTTAGAGTAGACGTCACCATCTTGAACGTAGAGTTCTGTTGTTCCATCTACAGACGGAGTCTCACCTAGTTCAAAAGACATATTAGGAAGACCAGTGGAGGTACCAATTAACTCTCCGTAAGTGTTTGCGTTGTCAGAGACAACTGTTACGTAGCGACCTTCTAACGCTGATATGTCTTCAGTTCCTGGTGTTGAAGCAACTTGAGGATCTACCGTTGCATCAGAGACGGTTGTGAAGTAAACGGTGTTTACAACGTCTCCAGAGATAACGTCTCCAGAAACAACTGTTCCTGCTGGAATAGACACAGCCGCAGCAGATGTATTAGAGACAGTTAGAAGAGTAAATGCTTGACGATATCCTGCTGGGATGTAGCCGTAGGTCTGAGCAATGTTAATGACACTGTCTCGTTGAGTTGCTGTAGTTATAAGTGACTCATTGGCGTTTCTATCGATGTAGTAAGAAATTAAGTCTCCCATGTAAGCAAACGCTTCAACAAGGGCTACACCAAAATCAGATGGGTCAGAGGCTGTCCATTCAGGAATACGATCTTGAATACGAGCAACTAACTCATCACGGAGTACGTAGTAGTCCTTGCTTGTGTAATCAACTGAGATTGGGATATTTGAAACTGGGGTTACGTCACTCATAGCGTCTCCTGGTAGATCGGGTTAGTTCCTTGAATGTAAGCAATACCAATAACTGTCTCAACTTGAGTGTTATTTGGGAGGTCATACACCGTGCTGACACTGATTATGCCAGTAAATTCATCAAAAGTTGTGGTGACAGACTGCAGACTCAGAAGAGGTAACTGAGTTTCAAAGGCTGCTTGAGTCTCACGTTCAATCAAGATAGAGGCATCTTCTTGTGTACTAAACACAGAGTAGGGAATCTCTGTACCAAACAGAGGCTGCATTACACGTTCCTTTAATGCAGTCCCAAGTACAGACCTAACACGGTCTGAATATATCTTTTGCTGGTCAGTAGACACAGCAATCTTTCCGTAGGGATCGACTCTAAAGGGAAGAGAAATTGCTACTTCAGCCATTACTTACCCACCCATCTACTTGGTGTAACTTTAAACCCAACATTTGATTTGTTGACTAACATCTGAGGAGCACGCAGTTTAGTGACTGTTGGTCTACTGGTAGTTCCTGTACTTAACTCTTGTCTGATATTTCTGGTAGGTATAACAGATGCACTTTCTGGACGAAAAGCAGAAGATTTATTTCTTCCAGTACCGTCTGTCATACAAGTAAACTCAACCTCATATCGACCATCGTAGTAGCACTGATGACGAGTCTTTTTTACAATCCAATTGCCATCAGTTGTTGACCCAGTTCCATTAATTTCAACTGTCCTATAAGGTGCAATTCGTGGATCACCCTGACTTGCTGCATCTGCAGTTATTGAGAACCGAGAGAGTTGAGCATGTGCCTGAGCAATAGTGTCTGCCATCTGTGCGTTTCCAGTAATTGCCCCAGGTAGTGTTTCTAAGAACAGTGGATCTAAGTTTGAAGTTCTAAGGTTCTTACCTACAGTTGTAGGAGACTTTGAGGAGGAATAAAATTTTCCTGTTACAGGATCAACCCCGTGAACAACTTTTTCTTTTTTAGAGTAAGACGATTTATCAATATAGTCTCCAACTTTTGGTTTAAACATATCTAGTGTCTGGGAATTTAACTCATTCCAGATATTTCCAACAGGGTCAAAGAAAGATAGCACTGGGATAGTTGTTATAAACTTATCAATCATCTTATCTATAGGGTGAAAGTGCAGTTCTGTGCCACTCACCTGTGCGACGTACCCAATACGTCCTGCTAGTTCTTGAATCTTTTCCCAGTAAGTGTGGTTCAACATTGACTGCTGGCTAAAGATCATTGGATGAGGAGTCACTACTGGTTTTAATTTAAACTTGTTAGCAATCTCAGTAACAATATCTGGAGCAGTTTTGTTCTTCCAGATCTTATTTCCTCCTTCTTTTAATGGAAGAGAGGCACCGATTGCTCGTATAGTGACGGGGCGACGAAGAGTTTGTTGGGTAATGGGTGTGTAATCAACTATGTACCCAAAGAACTCACCGACAACACTGTTGGAAGTTTTCCATTTTACTTTGACAGTTGCTCCTGTCTTTAACCCTTTGTAAAAGACACTGCTATCTCGTAAATAAATTATCTCTAGTACATCTTGCTTTCCAGCCTCTTGTATTAATGTAAAACTTTTTGGTGTAACTGTAAAACTTGGGAAGTCTGGATAAGAGACGGTGAATGAGGTTCCTAAACGATTCTGTGTTGTTTTATTCATTAGGTATCCTTAACACAGTTCCTGGAACAATAGTCAAGGGGTCAATAACCTCAGGATTAATATCCATAATCTGCCACCACAAAGTTGACGCCCCTAAGAATCGCAAAGCAAGTCTATCTAGACGGTCTGTTTCAACCCAGGTATAAGAGAAATAAGTGACCTTGTAACTTGGGAATGAACGCAACACAGTTAACTCATACGTGTTAGTTCGTGAGTCGTAAGCCTTGAATAGAGGGCCGTCAGCGTATCTGCTATCTAGGTAGATCATGGCTGGTTAAACCCTCCACTTGCTGCTCGGATTCCTTCTAGAGTAGTTGTGTTAACAAAGGCTGGTTGTAGTAAGGGAGTACCAGGACCATCGTTGTAACGACCACACACAAATCGAACTGTTGACAAGATAGGAACCATACGGTTATTAAAAATTGCGTGGTTAATAGAGACTTCATTGATACGGATTCTGTATCTCATTCCAGCACCTAGATGAAGTTCCATAGAGGAGGGACGCAACCAACCAGAGTCTGCGGTCATACCGTTGTAGGCAGAGGTAAAGGTTCCATGAGGTCCATTGATTGTCTTGAAGAAATACTCTAGGTCGTACATGGTTCCACGATCGTATATTTGTTTTCTTTCTTGAACGGGAACATCAATTTGACCATAAGGATATTGACCACGTAGTGAACCGTCTGCATTTAAATGATTAAAGTCGGCAATACGATTTAAAAGTACTTCAAAAACAATTGTGCTAGAAATTAAACCAGCAGAAATTGGATTAAATATATCTTCCCCAGAACTTTCGTAATTAGGGTCCATCATCTGTTGTACGCCCCACGCCATACTGACTGTTGTTGGGTTATACAAGAACTTAAATCCATACATCTGTGGATCAAACTTAGTTGTGTCTTTCTGTGCTTTTCCAATAGCGTTTACGTATTTTCTATCCATTTGAATAGTTCCACGTCCACCGTTTACTCCACGCCAGGCGTTATAGGCATCAGAAAAAACTGGAGCATTAATTGGGAATCCTTTAGTGTCTACCGCAGCACCTAATGAGTCTGCAGAAATTCCTTGTCCCAAGTATGCTCCAGATACTAGGGGAGCGTTGTACTTGTACTCTGCTGAAAATTCTTGGTCAACTTTTCCTCCTTGATCAGTGACCGTGGTGGTTGTTGATGAAGAGTTTGGCTTAGTTGGTACAACAGGTTTTTTACCCGTTAATTTATTAATTTGATTTTGAACATTATTTTTGTCTCTCATTAATCTAATAATTTTAGCGTTTGCCTCACCAATTAGAACTCGTACAGCATTTCGAGAAGTAATTGCAGCATCAATTACTGCTTGATTAGTAGATGTATTAATGATGTCAGAGTAACGTTTTACGTTTGATTCTTGTACTTTAATTATGGCTTGTTGTGTTTTGATATCTTTTTCGTAACCTTCAATTTGTTTTTTATACGTATTAATAGTCGCTTGTTTTGCTGCATCAGAAATCTGCTTCTGTCGTGCGTTTTGTGGGGCCCTAACCTCTGAAGGACTTGGGTATCCTTTACCTGACCATGTCCATCCCGCCATTATGAACCACCTATCATTGAGATCTCTTTATCGTGGTCAAGGTAGTCCTTAACCTTCTTAGCAAAACGCAATGCCTCTTGATCTGTTGCTTGATCAAATTTAATTGTGACGTTTACTGTCTTGTTACCTGACTGCAGTTGAGTTGGCATAGACGCCCCATAGCCAGAATCTCCACCACCAATGTTTAACTTCTTTGAAGTATTAACCCAGGCGTCGCTCCACTTAGTGCCGCTCTTAGAGATGTCGTATGCAATGCGTGAATTAATTGCTGGATCATAAAGACTCTCTGGACCTGTGTATCCAATTCCTGCGTATTCTTTTAAGTAGTTTGCGTTACGTCGTTTTCCTAAATCACCAATCATGTTAACTTGGAATAACCCTAGGGAGTAGTCACCTGTTTTTGCATTAGGGTTTAATGCTCCAGGACGACCACCTGATTCAGCACGAGCCACACGGAAGGCTGTCTCTAAGGATGATCCGCTAAACCCTGCACCAGAAAGAACGCTAATAAGTTCTGAGTTGCTCAATGCACCTTTACCAACAGGACCATCAATTGACATGGTTGCACCTATCGAGTTGGTTGCTGCTCCTGTACCAAGCAGTTCACTACTTGAAGGATTTACAACTGCGCTTGCGTACTGCATACCAAGAATAGAAGAGGCACCTGTATACCCCGAAGGATCTACTGGGTTGTTCTTTCCTTTGCGTAATTCAAAGTGTAAGTGAGGACCAGTGGAGTTTCCAGTAGATCCAGACTTACCAATACGTTGACCCGCCTTTATAACGTCTCCTGCTTTTACGTCTTTAGAACTAAGATGGCCGTAGATGCTCTGCATACCGTCTGCATGCTCAAGCATGACTGCTGTTCCATAACCTGCATCTAAACTTTCGGTAGATACAATTCCATCTTTCCAAGAAATAACTGGAGTGCCTTCTGGTACTGCGTAGTCCATTCCCTTGTGGGAGTTATTTGTACCAGACCACATACTTCCTTTTTCACCGTAAGCAGCGGTTATTCCTGCTGCTACTGGAGCACCTCCTGTGGCGCCACCAACACCAAATCCACCACCATAACCAACTGCTCCACCTCCTTTGCCTTTAGTAAGTGCTGACATTAAAACTTTTGCAAGATCGCCTACACCACTAGCAAGAAGAGACGCAGATGTTGCAAGACCAGCACCTACGTTTGTAGCCCCAACTCCTCCAACAAATCCCTTTATTTGTGAGAAAAATGGAATTGAACCTTCAAGAGCACGGTTAAATGCTTCTACTGTGTCTGCTGCATTCTCAAACCCCTTGATCATTGACTCTTCGCCCTTAGTCATTAAGGAAGTTTGAGAGGCATTCATACGGCCTTGAGCAGTAAGCATTGTGTTTGAGTTTTTATCAGTACCTTGTTCGTTTCCACGTTTTGCAAGGTCTGGGTTTCTTCCAGCAGATATGTCAATCATCGCTTGGTAAAGGATTTCCTGCTGTGCAGTATCAAATCCCATCGTCTTTAAGTTTGCACCAAGTGCACCACGTTGAAATGACTCACGTACCTGTTGGGTAGTTGCTTTTCCTCCACCCATCACTCCCATTAATTCTTTGGCAAGTTGTCCTGGAGTCTTTTCTTTTCCAGAAGCAGTACGTGTGTTGATTCCATACTGGTATAGGTTTGCTCCCATAGGTCCTGATTGGAATCCAGCAATAGCCTGTGTTGCTACAGCATTCTCCATACCTAGATATTTATAAGCACCTCCAATTTGAGCAGCAGCCTGTTGGTAGTTTGCACTTCCTGGGGTGTAGCCACGACCTGCAAGACCTGCTGCAACAATTGCATCAGAGCCAACACTAGATATGCCTCCACCTAATGCACTGAAGGTTGCACGCTGTAACTGATTACGACTAATTCCTGGTGCTGTTAATCCTGCTTGGTAGTACCCAAGGGCACGACCCATAGTTAAGCCAACATCAGGAGTTGCAGCATACATTCCAGCAGGTACCGCCATTGCAATTTTTGCAACTGCACCAAAAGTTTTTAGTTTAGATACTGTTGGATCTTCAGGGCCTTCTTGAGCAAACTTTGTTTTACTTTTTGATATTTGACTAGTACCACCAGCGCCAGACATACCTGTTGGTGCAGGAGGTTGTGTAAACCGTGCATTATCTGTTCCTACGCCAGGTCGAGTTGTTCCCTGCATCAATCCCAAAGAACCGCCAGAAGAACTGATAGCACCGTTTGCATTTTTAAATGCCTTACCAGCAATTGCATTTAACTTTTCAATGGACTTATAGAGAGACTCGACCTCTTTGGTTAGACCACGGGTCTCTGTAGTCAGCGACTTGATGTTCGCAACCATCTTGTTAGCCATGACTATCCCTTTCTACTGGTGTGGCTGGCTATCTCTAGCCAGTTTCCTCGTTCTCTAACTGACAAAGACTTGATCTCTGTCAGTGTCCATCCTCTGTACTCGTTAGTTAAGACCGACCACTCCGCAAGTAAATGCGTGTATGGAGTAACGCTAGAAGCGAAACAAGGTCCCGAAATTAACGGGAACAGATACCTCACTTTCGCAGTCAGGGCATGTCACCTTAACCACATCGAACTGAGGACCACATAGACGCTTATTGATTGCCTCACTAATAGTGCGACGATCTACAAGCCCCAAATTCTGTACCTGCATCTTGCTTAGTACTGGTGAATCATCAATTTTCATTACTGTGTTCTCTAACATGATTGTTGTTAGTTCTGCTGATGTCTTGTCAGAGTTCTGCAACATTTCTTTTTGTGTAATGCCTGTAGGAAGTTGCACTGTGAATGTGCGGTTTTTTCCTTGTACAGTAAAGACTCGATCATTCATTGGGTCCATTAGAGCCTTGACTGTAATGTCTGTATCAAGATCAACCTGTACTGTCTTCATCTCTTCGCAGCCTTCGCAGTAGCCACCAATGTCAGCGGTCTTACCAAAGGTTGCTTTAAGAATTCCTAGAACTAACATGTCTCTGTCACCAGAGAGTAGTTGGTCTAGTAACTTCTCATCTGCCTTCTGATTACCAACACGTACTGTTCCACGATGAAGAATTGTAAGGATTGCTTTACCGATGTTTGCAGTACGAGCAATCGCTTCCTCATCAGAGCCATTGAGTTCACGGACCTCGGCCTCTGTAATGATCTCCCCAGTGGCTGTTAAATAGCCACCAGGGAGAGTCACTACAGTGTCCGAAGGAGGTGTGATCTTTACTTCTTGCTGTACTGGCGCTTCAGCCAATGCAGAGTTAATCAAGTTATTTGCCAATGCGGGATTAGCCGCTGCACTAATTGTTTTCGTCATGTTAGTCCTTTGTTAGAATGTAGGGGCTGGTGCTGTGTAGTTTCCTGCCCAGTTAACATCAAAGCCTTCGTGCACAAGTGTCATCTGCTCTACAAATAGAGCGTTGTCACCTGCGTTGAGGTCTGAGTATGCAACTGAAGTAGGCCATGCGTTGTATACCTTAAAGCGCATCGCTACGTGATCTACTGATGTTTCTGTTGTGTCATTTGCGTTTGGTGATCCAGGAATTGGGTGCGATAGCACAGCAATCTCTAGGTCGCAACGGAAGTTCTGGTCTACGCCACGAGTAGTGTTTCCCGCAGTTACTGTTGCGAACAAGTTACGCATCCAGTCCCAGTTCTGACGTGTTCCCAATAGGACACCACGTTGAAGTGTAAGAGGTGTGAAGGTTGTCTGACCAGGAATCTGGTGGACGGTGGTGTTGTATCCGCCTTCACGGTAAGGGATAGAGTCAGTAGCAACCGACAATCCCGACACAGAAGTAAACCCAATAGTTGCTTGAGTTAGACCGATGCTGTTTTGAGCAAAGTCTCCGTGTGGTTGAAACGTAACTAAAAATCTAAAGTTACGTAATGGATCAGTCAATAGTGTTGACCGATTATTAATTACTGCCATTTATTTTTCTCCTTCGCTTTAGTTCAGCGTCTTTTGGCTGAGGTCGATGACAATGAACTCTGCTGGGTATTGCAACGCAACACCAACCTGGATATGGACTTCGCCATTGGCGATTTGTTGTGCACTGTTGTTCTCAGCATCACACTTAACGAAGTAAGCCTGTGTTGGAGTTGTGCCACGTAGACCGCCCTGGTTCTTGTATTCGCCAAGGAAGTTATTGAGGACTGTGCGGATTTGTGCCCACAGTTTTTCCTCATTGTTTTCAAAGAGAGCAAACTCAGTGAGGTTCTTGAGGTTCTTGCGGATGTAGATAAGAGAGCGACGCATGTTGACATACTTGTTAGCAGTGCCATCTTGCTTCAATGTGCGAGCACCCATAACAGAAAGACCAGCGCCAGGAATCTGACGGATTGGGTTTACTGGTGATGTGCTTGCGTTCATTGTGTCGAGTTCTGTAGATGAGAATGACTTCTCTACAGCAACAATTCCCTGGATTGCTGAACCAATACCTGCTGGAGCCTTGAAGACTCCACGGCTTGCATCAGTTGCAAGGTATAGACCCACTACAGCACCTGCTGGACTAATCTTGCGAAGTGCTCCTGCACCGCGACCCAGAGGATCAGCGATGTATACGTGTGGGTAGTAGACAGCAGCGTTGCTTGAGTCTGTAAGAGAAGCAGCAAATGAGACTGCGTTTGCCACAGTTAAATCTGGGTCAGTATCAACAACAACAAATCCATTGTTGTTTTCTGCCCATGAAGTTGCTGCGTCAAATACTCCTGCAACACCTGTTGCAAGTGCGTTTACTGTAGGTAAAAAGAGTACAAGTGGACGATCCAATGATGTAAAGTCTTCAAAGACAGCAGATGCTGTTCCTTTGTAGGCTGTGTAATCAGTTGCTACTGGAGTAGTTCCATTTGATCCACCTGTTAAAGGATAGGTAGTAGAGACTGGGACACCAGAAGCACTACTTGAGATTCTGATGTTTGGTGATACTAGGTTGATTACTGTCTCTGCAAAATCGCTAGATGTTGAATCGTTGAACACAACATTCTCGTAACGTTCTAGAAGAATGTCATCAGTAATATTGTTTGCTACACCTGACTCTTTGTAGACTGTCAATGTGTATGTTGAGGCAACTGAACCAGCAGTGATAACAACACGTAGGTTGTTTCCATCTGATCCAGCGTTCTTTGATGTGACAGTAGCAACAACAAGACTTCCTGATGTAAGGAGGTTTACTGCGGCTTCATCTGCGTCTGCTGCAAGAATGCGCTTGACGTAGAGTTCACGTCCACCGTTTGCAAAGAATGATCCAACTTGAAATGATGCTGGGTATGAGGCGTTGTAGCCTCCAAAGTTCTTAGTAAATTCATACCAAGATGAAACAAGCGTTACGGCTTCTGGGCCTTGTGCAAAAGGTGCAACAACAGCGCCAGCAGCGTTAGCAGTGACACCACCTGTGAGTGGTGCTGGTAGTAGGCGTTCACTGATGTAAACACCTGGGCGGCTATATGCCATTTTTTCTCCTAACTAGTTGGGTAAGGGTTCCTTATGGTGTCGTTATTGTGATCGGATCTACAGCAGTAAACTCGCCACGACCAATGATTTGGCTGCCAGTTGTGCCTGTAACGTTGAGTTCTTGGACCTTGTATAGTTTATTGAATGTGGTTGGAGCAATCTCACTAGAGATACGCACCGTGATAGCGTTTACGAATAGACGCTTTCCTTGTTCTGTAATATCTCGTTTAGAGATATCCATAACATCCAGACGACGTGCAGTTCCAAATTGGGTATCTGGCCCAACGTTAAGAACTGCAAATCGAAGTGGAATCTTTGTGTACAGCAACTGCGCCAAGATCTGACGATCATGACGGGGCTGACGTGCATAGGTAGTAATTTGATAATCAATATTTACTGGGATAGGAAAATCCATATCCTTATCGTGCAGGTCCGTGTCCCAGTTAACACCTGTTGCGATAGTGGTTGGGTCTGCGTAATACGCAGGACTTACTCGTCCACGATGTGCACGATCAAATGCTTCTGCAATATCAATCATGTCAATTGTAATGTAGGGGTATGACTGATTACGAATTTCTTGATCAGGTTGACCAAACCAGACGCCTACCTTACGCTGTGGGCCATCTGTGGTAACTGACTTCTGATCAGTGACATACATGTCTTTAAGAAGATCACGTAGTGCTTCATCTTCATCTAGTAAGAAACTCATAGGTAAGCCTCAAGATGTTTGTAGAGGCGATTAACTAAGAAATTCTCTGACTCAGCGGTACGGTTTGCTGTATGACGAATTGCCCCACTTGGTTGTCTGCTAGGGGTTCCATACTCATGATCGAGTGCCTCTGCGTGATGCTTCTCATTGACGTTAGCATCAAAGCCATTCTTGCTGTAGGAGACGCTCATACCGCTCACGACGTGCGATGGCCATCCAGTTGCTTTGGCTTCTGAGCGCAGGTGCGCTCCTACAAGTCGAGAGGTCTCGTGACTTGCTTTATGAATAGCGTTAAGGACGTTTTCTTTCTTCACTTCTTTTTCCTGGCCTTCGCAACGGATTTGCCAGCAACTTTTCCACCGACGTAGCCTGCGATAAGACCAGTAATAATTGGTTGTTTGTCTTTAGGACGACCGCCGAACATGCCACGCATGAAGTTCTCGACTTCGTCTTTGCCGTTCAATTCAGCGGCACGTTCATACCAAGGCTTATAGCCCATAATAAAACCCCTTATCGCAACCTGTGGGAACAGTGGTCAGGCACCGCAGCGGTGGTCTGATATTGCAATGATAAAGAGTTTATTGCAGTTCTGAGTGGTTAACTACAGGGATTTTTGTTTCCCAGTCTTTATTGTTATACGTTTTTAATCTGTGGCAGTTAGCACAGAGGGTTTGAAGGTTAGCGGGGTCATTATTAAGTTTATTTCCATCCTTGTGATCAACGTCTAATTGGCATGAGTGTTCTGGAACAAACTCGCATCTTTCACACTTTTTACCCTTGTATTGTATCCAAGGTCTTTCACGAAAAATTCTTTCTTTTACCCTAGCCTTTTTACACCTCCACATTTTTTTCCCTTGAGTGCTGTACCCCATAGCCCTTAAAAACACAGGCCCACACTCAGAGCAAGTAGCCGTTCTTTGCTCTGTGTCTACTTCTGATAACCTATGAATCCACATACCCATACAGTAAGGATACAAAAAAAGGCCCTTGGTAGGGCCCTAATTTGCTACTTCTTTTTGAACTTCTTCTCTCGCTTGTCCTCGGCCTTCTCGCCCTTCTTGCCTTCCCTGGCTTCGTGGGCTTTCTCCTTGGCCTTGATCTTCTTTACATTGGCCACGTCCATCTTGCGGTCGTCTTCTTGAGACTTAGGCTTGCGGTGCTTCTTGTCCATCTTCTCAAACATTGCCTTCTGCTCTTTGTCAAGACCTTTTGTGGTCTTGGCATCCTGCTTCTTGTCTGAGGTTTTGGTGTATTTCACTACATGCCTTTTTTCTTGTTCATAGTCATCTTGGCTGCCTTACCTTTTTTAAGGGCTTTGAAGTCAGCACCAGTGATCTTGTCTGTTGGCTTTGCAGCCCCAGCGATCTTCATCTGCTTAGGAGTAAGAGTCTTCTTCATAACTTCTTGTCCTTCTTCTTCTTAGTCGGTTTACTTGTAGCCTTTGCAAACTTCTTATTAGCAGCGGCTAGAGTCTTCATGCCGTGCTTATCTTTAGGCTTCATGCAGCCACAGGTGGCACACATTACTTCTTCTTTGCTTTACAAGCCTTGCAAGTACCGCAAGTACATGCCTTCTTTGACTTTGTCTTTGGGCCTTTACCGTATCCTGGTTCGCCCTTTTTCTTACCACATCCGCATGCTGCACACATCTACTTGCTCACTTTCTTCTTAGTTTGTTTTTTGGATTTTGGAACGCCCTTTGCAGGAACGCAATTTGGAACCTTCTTGCCGTTCTTCATCTTCATACCTACCTGGGTGTATCCATCCCAGCAAGGATCTGTCTTCTTAGTTGCCATTAGCAATCCCACTTTCTTAATGCTAGAGCCTTGCGAGTTGGCTTGCCGTTCTTCTCCATAGGACCAGGCATTCCGCCCATTCTGGCGCAAAATGATTTACGTCGTGCTGCAGACTTAGGAGACTTCTTTGCTTGCTTTGCAGATACTGGAGGTTTTAAATCTGAACCAGGGTTTGCTCTCTCGTAGGACTTGCGTCCCTTCTCATTTAATCCACCCTTTTTATTTTTGCCCTCTGAACGTTGCCATGCTTCTGACTTAGCCATTCTTCTTATGCCAATCTTTAGTCGCCTTTACTCCTTGGGCAATTGTCTTTGCCCCAGCCTTCTTTGTCAGGTTAATCTTGTCGTAGGCACCGCCACGCTTTGCGTGGTCAACGATGACGTCACCCTGCTTGTTCTTCTTGATCGTGTGAACTTCACGGGCTGGCTTACCAGGTACCTTGATGCCAATCTTTACTGGCTTCTCTACCTTCTTCTCAGGCATTACTTTTTCTTTTTCTTGGCCATGCCCGATTCGCTCATTGCGATTGCGACAGCCTGTTTCTTTGACTTTACTACTGGGCCCTTCTTAGATCCGCTATGAAGTTTACCTGCCTTGTACTCTCCCATTACTTTCTCTACTTTGCCCTTGTTTACTTTCTTTGCTGGCATTATGAATCCTCCCAATCTTCTTCTTCATCTAGAGCATGGGCGTCATAATCTAGGTCTTCTAATTCTACAGCCTCGTCCTCAAAGAGGTCTGGGTCTAACTCTGGCTCAAACTCATCCATGGCAATCCTTTCTTAAATTAAGACTGAGGATAGTAAGGAATAACGTACTGCACACTGTTAATAAGGACCTTTATGTATCCAGATGGAGTTGCTGGTAGTGCACTTGCTCCTCCTGCACTTCCTACAGTGGTCTGTGTGTCACCTGTTGCAAACGCCCTTGATCCACTTGTACCTTGAGTTCCTTGCGCCTGTGCAAATCCAGCACCAGCAATTCCTTGCACACCTTGTGGTCCACGAGTTCCTTGTACGCCTTGTGCGCCAACAGTTCCTTGTGTACCTGTAGTCCCTTGTACGCCTTGTGCACCACGAGTTCCTTGTGTTCCAAGTGCTCCTTGAGTTCCCTGTGTGCCTTGGGTTCCTTGTGTACCTTGCGTACCCTGTGCACCTGCGGTTCCTTGAGTACCTAGAGTTCCTTGAGCCCCTGCTGCTCCTTGCGCTCCTGCTGTACCTTGAGCGCCACGAGTTCCTTGTGCACCTAACGTACCTTGAGTTCCAAGAGTGCCTTGTGCACCAGCAGTTCCTTGTGAACCACCTGCACCTGCAGTCCCTTGTGTGCCTTGGGAGCCACGAGTTCCTTGTACTCCTAATGTTCCTTGAATACCAAAAGTGCCTTGTGTACCTTGTATTCCTTGTGCACCTGTGGCACCACGAGAGCCTTGAACACCTAGTGTGCCCTGTGTGCCTTGAGCACCTCGAATACCTTGAAGACCAGTATTAGTCTCAATGGTCTGCACACGAGTATTAAGATTCTGCAGAGATGCATTGAGAGTTGTATCCCAATTTGCTTGGCCCCTAGTAGGTAGAGAGAATGTCATGAGAGATTACCTTTCTTACGAGCCATACGCACCAGAGCCGTAAAGATCAAGACCATAGTTGTTATTGGTATTGACAGTTGCAGCAATCTGGTAAGGGGTTGATTGAAATTGCGGATCATTAACGAGTTCTTCAGCATTGACTTGATTGCAATCGATAGTGACGACTGAGTAGCGCTCCTTGTAGAGACCACGAGGAAGGACACGAGTAGGAACAAATACGGCGTCATGAAATACGACACGGTCTTTAATGTGAATACTTGGGTCTGTGATCATTGCTGGAAGAAGTCTATTGATATCTGCCACAGCAACTACTAGGCGCAATGTATCTGTGGTGTAGTAACCACGCTCATTCATGATGTTAGTACCACGAAGTTGTTGCGCCATAATGACAGGTAACTTAAATGGCTCATTCCAGCGACGGCCTTTGCCATCTTCCTGGTTAGAGACGTCATAGACGGGGTCAACAAAGGTGTCGTAGTCAGCAGCGAGTGCTGCATCATCCCAGAGCCACCAGTCGACCTCAGTACCTACGGGGTCACGGAGTTCGTCAACGATGCCTTCATCCATTGACATAGTCTCGTAGTCGATCTTGAATCGACCCTGTACCTTGTTACCACGCATGGTAAGGATTATCCCCTATCTATACTGGAAAAAAAGGATTTACTTGGGCGGCTATTTGTACTCTTTTTTGTTCCACCAGAACTTCTTATAACGATCAAAGAACACTGTACCAAATTTACGGATATCTGAATTGAACTTATTTCTTTCTTTTTCTCCTCCTAGAGAAGAAGTCCAAGACTCTCTCTTAAAAGGAATAATCTGTAAGAAAGGAGTACCAGCAGGGATCATTCCCTCAAAATTAGGGTCACGTAATTTAAGAAACATATTAAATGGGATAGAAAAATCATCACTGTCTACAATCCCACTAGCACAAGAGATAGGTGCAGGCTCATGATGTTGTGGCTCCATCACCATTATGGACCAACCCTTAGGTGTCTTTATAGACCAGGGAATCACAATACGAACAGCGTAATCAATGTCACGAGAGTAAGGATGATTTTGAAATTGTTCTACATTTTGGAAGGCAATAGCATCATTGGCTCCCCATTGAAAGAATGGGCCAGTTGGGGTTTGTCTAATATAGATATCATAAGGAGTTTCCATGATGTATCCAGCAGTCATCATGTCCCATACTGGCATACAACGTTTCACTGTTGCGTAGGGAGTGTTATCTACAGTAGGTGCTTTTTTACCGCTAGGATCTAAATAAGATTTTGCATCTTTATACCATTGAGGAATGTACTCAATTGCTGGTTTTGGTTTCTCTAGTACTCCATCTGGGTTATGTATGTCTGTAAAAATTATCTCCATGTAATGCTCCTTAGATAGAGACTTATACTAGCACAGGGCTACAAAGAGGCTGTCAAACTGTGAGTGCTTACACTCTTCTCCATACGCAGGTTTCTTCATCAAGATACCAGTTACCCTCTGTTGGCTTTGGCGGAATAAATGCATCACGAGTTGGGTCATAAGTAAACCCAATACCAGCATAGTTCTTACGGATATTACCGTTGTAAGATGTTTGTACCCAAGTACCACCAAGTAGTGACTGGCAAAAGGCTACGCCTTTGGCTTCTAACTCAATGCCGTTATCTAGCAACTCATTGTTGTTTACAACAATTACTTGAGTGACGATATTAGTTTCGTCTAACTGAGCAAAGTGTGCCATTAGAAAGTGATGCTCCCGCTTCCTGTCCACTTGTAAATTCTGTAACCGCCAGTTGTTGTAACTGTTGGAGAACCAGTTGTAGAAGTTGCTAAAGCGTAAGTATCGGGATAGCGAATAATCACTACACCTGAACCTCCTGCACCACCGCTACCTGGGTTTCCACTATCGCTTGCTCCGCCTCCTGAGCCTGTATTAGCAGTAGCGGCATTTCCAGTAGAACCTGAATTACCAGCACCGCCACCACCGCCAGCACCACTTTGAGAAATACCACCACCACCACCGCCCCCAGCATAATCAACAGAAGAACCTGAAATGCTAGAAGAAGAAGCGCTACCGCCTGCACCGCCATACCTTGTAAATCCTGTAGCGTCACCATTTCCACCAGTACCGCCAGCACCACCACCACCACCGCCTGAACCAGTAGTTGCAAATGATGCGCCACCAGCACCACCATTATTACCTTGCCCCGCTGTACCAGCGCCACCAGCACCGCTTTGAGCAATACCTCCGCCGCCTGAACCGCCACCTATACCCGCTGAACCTGCCGCGCTATTTCCTCCGCGACCTCCACCGCCACCTGTAGAACTTATAGAACCAAAAACAGAGGCACTTCCATTGTTACCATTGTTGCCCGCAGAACCACCACTGCCACCACCGCCAATTGTGACAGTAGTAGCAATTCCCATTTGAATAGAAAGATTTGTAGCAGTTCTAAAACCACCAGCACCACCACCGCCACCTGAGCGGTCATTGTTTTGACCACCGCCGCCACCGCCTCCTGCAACTACTAAATAATCAACAGGTATTACTGGGTTGACAGGTGTTACTGAGTTAGAGGCTGAAGATGCTGCAGAAGTACCATTAGCATTGGTGGCAGTAACTGTGAAGGTGTATGCAGTTCCAGCCGTCAATCCAGTTACAGTAACTGGAGATGAACCAGTTGCTGTAATAGAACCTGGGCTAGAGGTAACTGTATAACCAGTAATTGCGGAACCACCAGTAGCACCTGACGTGAATGTCACAGATGCTGTTGTTCCAGTGCCCAAATCTGTGGCTGTACCAATAGTAGGTGCTTGTGGCACTGTTGTTGCTGTAATGCTATTAGAACTACCTGACTGCAATCCAGTCACGTTGGTAGATGTAACACCTGTAGCCTTGAATGTATAGGAGGTCTGTGACTGCAGACCTGATACTGTGACAGGGGATGTTCCTGTTCCTGTAAAGGAGCCAGGTGTACTGACCACATTGTAGGTTGCAGGAGTTCCACCAGTTGCAGCAGCAGTGATCGCAACAGATGCAGCGCCATTGTTGTAGCCACGTCCTGTGCCTACGTTAGTTGCTGTTACTGCTGTTGGCGCATCAGGGAAGTCCATGATCTCGGAGATTGTTCCGAGGCCGTCTGGATTACCTTCGATGCGCTCATCTTGCGCTCTGCGTACTGACATAGTGT